GGGATCAGGGTAACTGGACATGGCCTTTCAGGCCAGTCCTACGCTGGTGGAGATGATGTAAGACTAAAGCTTGCTTTTGCAAGCAATGCTGTCGTCTGAGAAACTAGAAGCTCCTTAGCTTGCTACGGAGTAGTTCACTAATACTTTGTATTTTCGTAATACCAATTTAATTATCGATCATTGTAAGGAGATGTTTATGGACAAAGTATTGGAAGATTTAAAAAAACTTAAAAATGTTTATTATGAAACAGAAGAATGTAAAATGGGAGATGAATTAACCGCTACGTTACGACTTTTAACTTCTGAAGAAGAAACAGATACCCATGCTTATTCCTCAAAGTATGAACAAGGTATCGCATATCTTTACTCTGTGAAAAGAGAAACTTTAGCTAGAGCAATAGTTGAGTTAAATGGTAATAAAATTCCTGAATTTTTAAATGATGAGAAAGATGCAAAAATTCAAAGACATATCTGGTTACGAGAGAATGTTCTTAAAGGATGGAGTCAAGTATTAATAGACGAGATGTGGCAAAAATATGCAAATCTTTTAGTAAGAATGGAACAAAAAATAGGAGCATCCATTCAAAAAGAAGATAATGTAACCAAAGAGTCAAACCATGGGAAAAAACAGGTATAAGGATTTAGAAGATCTTCTATACATTGGATTTCTTCCATATCAAACTAAAATCGGGAATGTAGATTTTGTATTTAAGTCAGTAAGTGATTCTGAGTATAGAAAAGTAAAATTAATGAGTGGAATAAAAGAAGATATTAAATATACTTCTAAATTTCATTATAATTATCTATATCATTCTATATACATGATAAATGGAATTAGTGTTATAGAAAAAAGAGAACAAGCTTATACTGACTTAATAAGCATCTTTAAAGGTTATCCTTCTTTTTTATTAAAAAGTATTTTTAATATTCTTGATGATTTAACCTCCCGATTAGATAAATGTGTAAAATTAGTAGAACCTTATTCCTATGAGAGTGAATCACGATATGCTTGGATAAGTAAAAATAGAATTGTTTTAAATAGTTATTTACAAACAGGTATCAGAGGTACCGAAGAATTAGGCTTAAATCAATTTCAAAAATATTGGACAGCTCTCAATTTAAGAGATGACACTGCTGATTCATTTAATGAAAAATATAGTATAGCAAAGTTTATTGCATCTTTTACCGATCCAAAATCTATTAAAAAAATTGACGCTTCTGATAAAGCTAAAAAAGAGGAAGAAGAAAAAAGAAAAGAAAGAATAAAAGCAATGGGCACCGAAGAAGAAAAATTAAGATATTTTGACCCAACTTCAACCAAAGATGGAATTATATCAGAATTGGAAAAACAGATGAGAGGGGAAAAAGATGGGCATGACAAAGCAATAGAATCTCATGAAAGAAGACTACGCACGAATATGTTGGCCCAGATGCAAGAACTTAAAAAAATGAAAGATACCCGAAGTAATGACATAGATCTGTTAGATGAAGCTAGGCCTATAAGTAAAGAAGAAATGATGGAAAGGATTAACAAAACAAAGAAAACTCCTAAAATGTATACAAAAGCAACGGATTCTCAAGATAGCAAATATATGGAAATGTCTAACATACAAACCAAAGATATCTTAGAAGATTCTGGACTAACTAAAGAAGGGTATAACACGCTAATAAAAGATCAGATGTTTAGTTCTTTACATAAAGAAATAGACGAGGATACCACGTCTAATTATTTAACAGAACAAAAAAAGTTAGCTTCGAGTATAGGCTTGAATGACAAAGAATCCAACTTTGATTTTCCAAATTTAAGGAATAGATAATGGCCAATAATAAATTAAAAGAAACAGAAAGTTTAACGAAAGCAGTAGAAAAATTAAATAAAACTTTAAGTAATACTGACAGAGTTAATAATAAAATTTTCAATAATTATGAAAAAAAGATAAAAAAGTCTACTAGACACACAGATAGCCTCACAGAATCTTTTAAAACATTTAGAAAAGTTATGGAAGGAACATCAACTAAGGGTTTAGCTACCTCACTGGATGAGTTACCTAAATATATTAAAGGTGTAACGAAAATGACTTCATCATTTTCTAGCTACACAAAAGAAGTTGGTAAAACAAAAGACATGTTTAATACTATGGGAATTTCTTTTAATAAAACTATGAAAGATTTAGAAAATAGATCTTCTAGTGTTTCTAAATCAATGAATATGCTTGTTTCTAGAGCAAATAAGCTAGCATCTGCTAAGGATGCACTTTTAGCTGTTCCTAAGCAACTAAAAGAAATTCAGGATTCCATGAAAAAAACTCCCGAGATTAAACTGGGTTCTATGAAAAAGCTCACATCAATGGTAGAAGGTTTGAAGACAAAAGTGTCTGCGGTTGATTTCAAAGATATTCAAGGAAAAATTGAGAAAATAGGAAAAGGTGATGGAGCTGAAGGTTTAGTTAAAAATATACAAGAAAAATTAAGTAAACTTAAAGTGGAGCCACTTATTATAGGAGGAGAAGCCGCAGCTAAAAAAGCAGTTTCTAATGTTAGTGCCGAATTAAATAAGTTAAGTGACCTATCTCCTGGAGATGAGTTAATCAATACTTTTTTAGGAAATTTACAAGAACTCAGTAAAGACGATACTTTTTCAAAGATCACTGGAAAATATAAAGAAGATATAAATTCATTTGAAAAACTATTGGCCAAACCAGGAGTCACTTACGCGGAAGTAACAGACAGTATGGTTAAACTTAATGACAAATTATCAGAATCTATGTCATCTTATTTTGATAATTTTGATAAAAAAGCATCTTTTTTTGAAAAAAAAATGATTGATTTAAAAAAACATCAAGAAGAATTATCAGATAAATTTAGAGAAGGTTACAAGCTTACTTTTTTCACAGATGAGGCAATTTCTCAATTTCAAGGTGCTCTAACTCAAATGGCATCAGAAGCTTATTCTTTACAAGCCAACAATATTATTCCTGATGAACAAATAATTAAAAGCAAAGAAATGTTGGCAGGTTTAAGAAAGTTAACAGAATTAAATGAAGAAAATGCAAAAATACAGAGCGAAATAGCTGCTGATGAATCAGATCGAAAGGATACTCTTGAGAATCTTTTAAAAGATCAAAGAAAAAATGAAAAAGCTATTAAATCGCAAGTTAAACATATGAAAAATCTTGAAAAATTATCTTTTGATTATGCGAAACATGTTGGAGATGCCGCAGAATCAGGTTTAGGCCAAAAAAAAGCAGATGAGTTAAGTAACAAACTATTTGGACTTAGTGGAACTTTAAAAAGACTAGGCACAGATATGGGTCCTGACAGTAAAATTGGAAAAGGTTTAGCTGGTTTAGGAAAATCGGCTGGAAGATTCGGAGTAAAATTAAGAGCACTTTCATTCCCAATAGCTGTTATAACTGCTGCTATATCCTTAGGAAAAGTTTTACTTAATCTAGAATCAAAGTATGCATCCTTAAGCCAAGAAGCGGTTTCAACAGGTGCTCTGATGGGAAAATCATCCGCTGAAGTTGGAGCAAGCATTGATGCTTTAAATATTAAAGCAACTAATTTAGCAGGATTGTATGCGGCGGCCAGTGGAAAAAGAGAATTTGCTCTTTCAAGAAAAGAAATAATGGGTGTTGTTAGTTCTTTAGATGAAGCAGGTTTAGCTGCTAGAAATATAGAAAAACAAATGAAAGGAGTAAAAACAACCGCAGCCGCAGCAGGAAATGAATTTTTAGGAGCAGCCAACATAGTAACTATATTTTCACACAATTTAGGCATAAGTAAAGGAGCTGTTGCAAACTTAATGGGTGAAATGGCATATGAATTTAACTCTACTATGGGATCTTTAAAAGATTCTTTTAGAGATATCACGGCTTCTGTAAAAGAATCAGGAATGTCTACCAATAGATTTTTAGCTACTGTTCAAACGGCTACTGCAGGTTTAAGCTTTTATGAGGATCAAGTAAAGTCTACTGCACAAATGGTGGCCCATTTGGGTAAAAATACAAATTTAACTGGTGCAGATATAAGTAAAGTTGCTAAAACCGTTTCTGAGTTTGCAAATGATACTGATAAGGCAATAAAAGCTTTTGCTATGGTAAAAGCTGATCCTAATGCTCTTAAAGATATGGCGAGTATGGCCAAAGATTCAATTGAAGCAATTACGGTTAAAATGTCTAAAACTACGGATCCAAAGGAACTAGCTAATTTAAAAGCTCAAAAAGAAAACACGGTCCTTATGCAAAAAGCTTTAGAAACAGGAGAGATCGGAGAAGCAGGTACTTTGATGAAGTATATGGGTGCCGATCTTCAAGCTAGCCTTTTAGGAGGGGTAGATCAATTTGTCACTAAAGCTACAGAGGGTATGGGGAAAATGGAACAAGAAAAAATGGCAGAAAGAGCAGGCATCGGAGAAATGAGAAAATTGGCAACTGCTAGAGGTATGTCCTTAGAGAAATATTTAAAAGAAATTAGCAAAACAACAGGAGATTCTACAGAACAAGATAACAAAGCTTTTAACATAGATAAGAAAGTAGGTGATTCTCGAAATAAACTTATAGAAAGTATCCAAACCAGACTTACCTTAGGATTTGGTGCAGTGGTTCCAATTTTATTAGGAATTCTTGCAGCAGTAAGTGGTGGCGCATTAATGAGTGGTTTTTCTAAATTTTTTAAAGGAGGAGGACCAGGTGGAGGAAAAGGTTCTGAAACGATATTAGGTAAAGCTAAAGGTCTCTTTTCAAAAGGAACACCAGGTTTAATAGATGCCGCGGGTACGTCTTTAAAAAAACCAGGTATGATAGGACAAGCTCTTGGCAAAACAAAAGAAATGGCGGGTGCTGCAACTGGTTTTATCTCAAAAAAAGCTGCTCCAGCAATGGGAGTATTAGGTAAAGCTGGGGGAGCATTAAAGGGCGCAGGGAAATTGTTAAAGTTAGGAAGAGCCATACCAATACTAGGTACCTTAGTTGGAGCAGGATTTGTAGCAAATGATATTATGGGGATAATGAAAAAAATGATAACAGGAGAAGGAGTAACCTCCGGAGATGTGGCTAAATTAGGCATGAATGCACTGTCTATGGTACCCGTCGTTGGAATACCTGCTATTGGAGCAGATATTGCCATGGAAGCAACGGGTGGATATGATGCTTTATCAAAAGCAACCGCAGGAATAGGTAAACCTAAACTAAATGCTTCAAATACTATTGACCCTTCTGGAATCACAGGAAGGGAAATACCTAAACCAGGAGATAGACTGGTTGGAAATGCTGGGATAGTAAATAATCTTACTAAAAGACAAAGCACCACATTAGCTTCAACATCTTCTACCAAAAATATTAATAACACTAATAATTTTCATATTAACGGTGATAATCCTGGAGAAATGAAAAAAATTATTTTGGATACACTTATACAATATGAAAGACAAACTAGTTAAGAGAAATAAAAATGACTACTTCTAAAAATATTCCCGTAGCACCTAAATATGAAACAAGAAGATTAGCTATAAATGTTATAGAAGATTTCTATGATCCTGTGGTAATTCTCCCACCTCTGTACTTTCATATTAATCCTCAAAATTTTCAAATTAATTATGCAAAAAAGATACACAGATACCAAACATTTAATGCTTATGTAGAAGAGCACTGGGGAGAAGAATTGGATAATATCTCTTGCAATGGTTCTACAGGAGCGTTTATATCAGAAGACTTTGGATTAGACACTATTACTAGAACAAGAACAAATCCTTATTTTAAATTTAAGGATATTTTAGATGTTTATAGAAATAATGGAAATGTTTATAATGATAGGGGACAAGTTTTAAGAAAAGGTAAAATTGTAATATTTTTTGATCCAGGAACTTATTTTGGATATTTTGAAAATTTCAGCTATACTGAAAGTGCTGAAAGTCCTTTTAAATTTATTTTTAATTTTTCTTTTAAAGTTCAAAAATCGTATTCGGGGATATAATGACTGTCAATCCTAACATGAAAAACATTACTTTTCCATCAGAACATCAATATGTAATAATTGATACTTCTACTAATTTACCTAAGCAGACAGACGTTAATAAAATAAAACACATCCCAATGTCTTTTCGAATAGATTATTCCAGAGTTGGCCTAGCTTCTAAAAATCCGCCAACTTTAACATTATTAATAAATCCGAATAATATGACTTTAAATTTTACTAAAAAAATAAATCCTAGTTTTGCAAGAGACGGTTACATTATTGAAGAGTGGGGAGAAGAACAAGATGTTATTCAATGTAGCGGAAAAATAGGAGGATACTTTATTACCGAATCTTCAGGAATAAAAGGCCAAGAAAATCTCACAGGTTTAAATAGATATTCAAGAAGTAAATCATTATCTTTTAAAAATATATACAAACTTTTATATATTTTTAGAAATAACGGTGTTATCTTTCAAAACTCAGAAAGAGGAGAAGATGATAATAGATTAATTCAATCTTCAGGATATCCAAAGATAGATAAAAGAATACCCAGAGTATTAGAAAATGTTAAAAATAGAATTGATAGAGTGGGCGATGTTTATCTTCAGTATGATTTAACAACATACTTGGGATCTTTTGATACTTTTTCTATGACAGAAGATGCAAACTCTCCATATACTCTTGAATATAGCTTTCAGTTCACGGTACAACAGACAATTTCAAAAGATTATAGAGATATAAATTATTATTATCAAACTGCTTTTGAAAATTCGGATCTAACAAAACACAAGAAAAAAATAAAAACAGTAATAAAAAATGTGATTAACACACAAAAAACAGCAAGAGCACAAGAATTCGCCACCACTACAGAAAAAATAAATGTAAGGGTAGACACACCCGTGGCCTATCCCAATAGAGCATCACTAGTGAGTCCCAATCAATTAGCTTTAGCGGGTAAATACCTTTTGCAACGCAATAGTGTTGGACCAATCACTACTCAGGATAAACTTGAATTACAAGATTCTTTTAGAATAATTGATTACCACACTCAACAAAATCAAGAAAGATTAGCTAGAAATGCTGTAGAAAAATTAAATTATAGAGTATATCAATTAATTAAAAAATCTAATCCAGCAGTATCTAATACAAGTGCTTCTAGAAAAGCAAATAATTTAACAACACAAATGCTAAAGGATATGCCCAAACCAAAAATCTGAAATAGAAAAAGTTATATCAGGGATAAAAAACTAGTAAAGGTAAAAAAGTTAATGAGTTACTTAGGAACATACAAACAAAAAAAAGTTATAAAATTAGCTCCAGATGCAGTTATTCGCATCAATGGAAGGATGACTGTAGAGTTGTGCCCTATTTGTAAAACTAGAATAGATTTATCAAAGTATGCCACCAACATCTCAACCAGTTTAGCAAATAATACCACTGTTGGGAATGCACAGTTTAATATAGCGATGCCTCGACACGGGGATAACGGTATTTACATGGTTCGTGGAGGAAAAGTTCATGGTATAAACTTAATGGACGAAATTGAAGTATTTATGAAAGCTAGATTTTTAAATAAAGATAACACTTATAAATATTATAAAGTTTTTTGGGGAATGATAACTAATATTGGAGAATCATATAATTCAGGAGTACAGGGTATCTCCGTGAGTTGTGAATCTATGTTAAAATGGCTTCAGTTAATGAAAACAAATGAACATCCTTCAATAATGGCACTTGCCGACACAAAAGAAAGATTAGACTTAAAAACATTATTTTGGTCAGGCAAATCTTATGCAAATAAGAATCCATATCAAATAATTTATTCCCTAGTGAATATAACCATGCTCAATATGGTGATACCTTCTACGCTAGATACCGAAAAGTTAACCATTGATGTGGGAAATAAAAAAATATCAAAAAAAATATCTGTTGGAAAAGGATCTTTCCCTGCAGCAAAAGATATACAATTATTAGAACAATGGAAATCCAAATTTGCAAGCATAAAAGCTTCTCTTAAAATGTTTGGTACTACTGAAGAATCCTTTATAGTTATTAAGGATAGTAATCAGTCTGAAAAAAAAGCTAGCTCAAGTATGGGATTAGCTGCTGGAGCTACTAAAAACACTCCTATACAAATTAACTATAATTCTAGAGCATTAATGGATTTTAGACCTTTTATTAGACCTGATGAAAAATCGGAAATAGATCTAGTCAGTAATAGTTACAAAAATAATTTAGAAATAGCTAGTGAAGTTAGAGTATATACTGGATTTGAATTTTATCTTGATACTACAGGAGATATAATATTTAAACCTCCTTTTTGGAATCTAGATACTAGTGAAAATGAAATCTTCAAAATAAAAGATGAAGATATACTGAGTTGGGATTTTAAAGATTCCGAAGAAAGTGTTATCACAAGATTAGAAGTAACCGGATCTCATCTTCAAGAAGTAAACATTGACTCTTTACTAGTTCCAAGAGGAATATTCACTAATTATAATCTAGCTAGACATTTTGGTATGAGAACCGAACAATTATCCATGAAATATTTCACTACTCCTAATATGTGCTACTATCATGCTATTAGTGAAATGGATAGAATTAATGCAAACAAGTATAAGGGATCTATAACTATTATAGGAAGACCTGAAATTAGATTAGGATATCCAGTGTATATCGAAAGTCGCGATATTTTCGGTTACATAGAGAATGTAGATCACAACTTTACTTTTGGAGGACCTTTTACAACATCTTTACAATTATCCGCAATTCGAAAAAAATATCTAGGACAAGACCCAATGTCAGATGGGCATCATAAAGCAGATATTGGAGAATCTTATCGTGCTCACCACTATCAAGGAGACCCCGCAATTCTTCTTTATAGAGAAGACGATTCTACCTTTTTTATAGATAAAATTCGTAAGAATTATCCAGAAGATGCTGCTAGATTTGAAGAAGCTTGCCAAAACAAAGCAACTGAACAGTCCAAATTAGCTGCAAACGATATCACTGTTAAACGTGGAGGAACTCTAAAAACCAATCGAGCAGGAATATATGAAGAAGTTAAATTAAGTCATCCTAAAGCTCAAGAGATGATGGCAAAATTAGATTTAGCTAAATCTACAAATAATCGAGAAACTTATTTAGATTTTTTAGAACAAGCTATACCTGTATCCGACGAAGATGGTTATGAACTTATAGGTATTTATGAAAATGGAAGATCACTATATTTAGATTCAAATGGAATTATAAAAAAGAAAGGAAGTAGTTTTTCTCAAATATTAAAAGATAGAGTAGATAAACTAACCAAAAAAAATAATACCTTGATTGATCCCACTATTACTCAAGTAAGGATTAAATCTGATACTTCAAGTAATAGTTTTCTCAAAGATGAAGATACCCTTGACGTGCAGAATAACACTGCAAATGGAGTTAGAGATTATTTTAAAGATAAAGCTATGTCTTTAAAAGAGTTAAGACCTGAAAATGATACTGCTTCCACTCGAGGATGTTCCTGTATGACATCTGATTTAATAGGAATTTCCACTAGAGATAGATTAAACGTAGGTAAAAAACAGAAAATTATTAGCAAAGCAAATAAAGCTAATAGGAAATAATGGAGAACTAAATGACGTATCGAGAGGTAATTCATAAAGGATATAAAGATCCCACGCATAGGATGCTAACTCATACTAATGAGGGTTTATATATTAGACTTGCAGTTATTATGAGAGTTGACTATGAAAAGATGATGGTAGATATTTCTTATTTGGATTCTATTGGGGCACAGCCCAATGTTGGCGTAACAGCCGCATACGGGGGGTACAGATCCTTTCTAGGAGCGATGCCTACTGTGGGAGATTGGGTTTTAGTAGGCTTTACTAAAAGCGGTGGGTTTGTTGATCCTGTTATTCTTCAATACATGCCCAGAGGATACATCCAGGGTTTAACTAATGATGTTGTTAAAGTATCAAAGTATCATGAAGAACAAGAAATATTAAAACCTTTCCGATTTAAAATGAAAAAATTATATGAGGGTGAGCTTTATGGAAGTTCTATAAATGGCAGTGAGTTTTATTTAGATAAAAATTGTAGTATTTCTAACAGTAAATTAAATGAGTTTTCCTTAAGTTCTTCAGATCAATCCTTTAATATTAATGCTTTAAATTCTTGTTTAAATTTTTGTGGGATACGTTCAGCTTCTGGATTAATTCATAGAAACGCACTGATTCATGATCCTGAATTTCAAAGTCAAGAAAATCATTTATTTCCTATTTATTATAATGAGGAAGGCATGCCTTGTTATACCGTTCCTTTTTCAAGCACTGTTAGCTCGGCATATCCTTATGGCACCCAAACTATTGATGATGACTTACCTGGGTTTATAGAACATAGAACTGAAATTAAAGAATTAGAATATCCTTTAATGGGAATAACTGAATCAAACAGCGGTGTGGATATTGACAGTATTTATAAATTAAAATCTGATGGAAAAAATTCTAACCAACCCCTTGTTGTTCAAGTTTTTGGAACACTTGTAGGAAATGACCCAGTCAGTGAATCAGGTAAAAAAAAATATGGTAAAATATTAAAACCTGTTATTTTTAAAGACAATGTTACCTTAACAGGTTCAGAAGCTCGTGAGGATGCCTGTCTATCAGATAATGGAATCAATGAAACAACAACATTGGCTGCAGCACATACCTTAAAATTTCCAAACACAGGAACAGCTTTTTATGTGAACAAACAAGGAAAGTACTTTGCCAATATAGCATCATCAACTTCTGCGGATCCTTCAGGAGCAGGAGAATCCGTAGAAATAAACACGTTGGGCCACGTAAAACTTTTTTTTGGAGTTAACAAACGACATAATAGATCACTCACGTGGGGTACCTCCGGAGGAATAAAAACTGTTTTTGGTAATGATTCAGATAAACTTAGATCTTGGGAAGCTACTTTTAAAAAAGGAATTTACTGGGATATACAAGGAAGCGACAAAAACAATTTAGCTTTATTTTATCGAATCAAAGGTGATACTCGTTATGAAATTAAAGGTAGTGAGTATAAGGTAGTTACTGGTAATTTGACAACACTAGTTCATGGTAACTTAGAAGATAGAGTCTTCGGTAAAAAAATAGATAATTTTATCAGTGATAAGGCCACTAACTATGGAGGAGCTTATAATGAAACGGTAGTGGGGCACTACTCCCAGGTATTAGCTTCAGGACAATCAAAAATCATCACCGCTCCAGAAATAGCTGCTGGGAGTACTATTGCTGAAAAAACAGAGATTCTTTTTGGTGATGTGGAACACCACATGCTTCTAGGCAATAAAACCGAAAATATTAAAGTAGGAAATTACAACACTTGTATGTTAGCTGGAAATAAAACATTAGATATCAAAATCGGAAACTATACCGTGAAAATAGGTGTTGGTAATATTGAGTTGAAGACATCCGCAGGATCTATTGATGTTAAAACAACAACAGGAAATGTCACTATAAGCGGTACTTTGGGTGTTAAAATAAAAAGTGCTGTAAAAGTAGAAGTAGAAGCTCCTCAAGTTAAAATTGGAAAACTAGCTCAAGGGGGTGTAGTTAATTCAGGAATTTCAGGACACAAGTGTTACATAACGGGTGGACCTCATTTAGGTTCGAAAACAGTTACCTGCAATACCATATGATGGGTAACATTTAAGAATATTAACTACTCCTAATTCTCTAGCAATTCTTCTAAATAATAACTAATTTAATAATACTTAAATACAGAGTATTTTTTTTGTATAATACATTAACAGGTTTATTTATGGCTTTAAATGGTGGACAATTAGGAAAATTAATTTTAGCGCAATGTGCCTCAAAAGGGTTGGTGGGTGTAAAGATGAATCCATTAAGCAAAGCTCTAGGAGAAGGAATTGTCTCATCGTTTAAAGAAATGAATCAAGTTCAAACAATAGATGTTGGAGTTTTAACCGTTGGTACGGGAAAAGGAAAAATGACTGGTATTCTTCCAAATACTTTAACAGGAGTAGTCATCCCCTTACAAATGGCCCAAGGTATTCTTGGTACTGAAATGAAAGCTTTTACAGAAGGCGTGTGTTTTGCGGTAGCAACACACTTCAACACCATGAATGAAGTTGAAACCACACACAGCACTGTTGCTTTGGGATCAGGTACCGGAAAAGTTTTGGGATTAACTCCGAATAAAATGGAAAATAAGATCATGCAAAATTTAAAAGCTCAAAATTTAAAAGGATCCAAGATGGCATCTTTTATAAAAGCTTTTTCTACAGGATTTTGCATGAATATTATGGCCACCGCAATAATAAACGTAGCAATAACAGGTTCTCCAGCACCTTTAATTTTAGGAGCACCCGTTCCATCAGTCGGATCAGGTACAGGAAAAGTAAAGTAAAGGATTTTAATTATGCCTATTAATATGGGAAATTTTTTTATAAGAAAGCCAAGAGTGAGTCAATACAACGCACCCTCCACAAAACCTCCTACATCACAAGGAAGTTATATACTAAAACAATGCTTTAGTGTGGCATATTCTTGCACAGGAACATCATCTGCCTTATTGTCTATTACAGGTGAAAAATTTCAAACTATCATTAATGAATCCATAGAACACTCCGATAACTTAAATATAGATGTTATAGGAAGAAGTGTACAAGAACTAGTTAATGTTATTAATGAGAATTCAAATTATACTGCTAAAATTTTAACGAATGATATGGATGACTTGTGTTTACTTGAAGGAACGACAAAAACGAATATTAATAATAGCACTCATACCATTTTTTATAATTTAGAAAAAGAATATTTAATAGATACTGCTAAAGAAGGAAAACTAAATGATTGTACCATATCTTATAAAGAGAAAGATTTTACTTATAGCGGAGAAAACAATAGATGGATGTTAGATGAAGGGTATATCTATGATGAGATGGATGTTCCTTTAGAAGTAAACGGATCCACATTTTTAGGAAATTCAGGTGTTCAAATAAAATTTTTTTCAGCTATAGATAACAACGATAATGATATAAACAGTAAAGTTATTTTTGAAAACTTAGAATTAGCAAGATCCTTAGATACCCCTCTTTCCGAAACTATTTTTTCTGCTGCCCCAATACTCATTGATAAGACTCTCACCCTAAAAATAAATCAAGAAATAAAAGAAGAAGGAAAGGATTACTTGATTGATTATGGTATTCCTGCAGAATTAAAAACAATTAATGCATCTCCCTATACCTTTGACAACTCAAATAATATATTCAGAATAAGACACAACAGTACTCCCATGCAAGAATTTGTTTTTCCCATAGGACTTGTAACTGTTGCTGAATTAGTAAGTATAGTTAATCAAGAATCAAATAACTTTAAGGCATACTCCTTTCTAGATGAAGAAACAAAATTAGAATATTTTTCGATTAAAGCAAATCGAGGCACTTCCTATCATCAACTTAAAATCGAAGACGGTACAGCTAACTCCGTGCTAGGATACACATCTCAACTCGCTGCCAAAGGAGAATCTAACGGAAAACTGTTGTTTATGACTCATATTCCTTCAGAAAATATTACTCCTTTAGAAAAAACAAATAATCTTAAAGTTAGTGCTGTGGATACGATTGTAGATAATCCTTTTTTAGGAATTTCAATTAATAATTTTAAATTACAAGAAAAAGGAGAAGAGCTGAAAAAAGATAAAGATTTTCTTATTTCAGAATCTGGAGAAATTCAATTAACATCAGAAGTAAAAAAAGAAAAATTATTAAGTGGAATTTTAACGGAGGACAGTACCTTATTTCCTGAGAGCTATAATGTCTATGACAATGGTAATAAACTTTTGGTTGGAATAGACTATAAGATAAATACACAAGGTGGGTGGATTACTCTAATGACATCTGCTTTTCCTGGACATGTCTATACTGTAGACTACAGACATGTTACCGCGGGTATTATAAAAGGAGAAGTATTACTAGGTACACAAGCAGAGATATTTTCATCAGTCATTGCTCCCTATACTATCCCTTTTGATCAAAACACATTAAAAATATCTATAAATAATGATGATGCCCAATTTTTTAATTTACCTTTAGGAAATAATATTACCCTTGAAGACACTATCTCATCTATCAATACCTCCGCCACTGGCTTTGATGCCTATCCATCCAAAGACAATGTTCTTGCTTTTAGAACCGTAGCATATGGCCCTAAAGCTACACTAACCATACTTGATGGTTCTTCTAATTATATACTCGGATTTGATGATTTTACTAGTGCAGCAGGATCAGGAGCAATAGGTGGAGAACAAGCACTGCAAACAACACTTACTCCCATGGAAATAGGAGGATTCACAGCACCTGAAGGTGGCGACACTATTATTATAAAAGATAATGATATAACTGACAGATATTCTTCTGGAACTATAATAAAACTACAAAATGATTTTTATCAAATAAAAGATACCTATTTAGAGACAAGAGCTAATCTAATAAATACTATCTCAGAACCCTATATTCTTATTGAAAACTCAAATAACACTTTAAGATTTACTATTGATAATAATGAAGAAACCGAGGTACTCCTCAAAACAGGAAAAGAAATAAACGTTGATTTAATTGTTGATCAGATAATCAAAGTACATCCGAATTCTGCAAAGACTATGTTTGTTAATGGAATAAAACGAATACAATTGCTAGGAAATACCCTTGTGAGAATAGGAGATGGAAATGCAAATAGAACTTTAGGTTTTGAAAGTAATAAAGTAGACACCAATACACCCGATACTTTTTTATTTACAACTAATTTATTTAAGACTATCTATGTAAATCCCACTATGTATACTACCGTAGATCCTGTTGTTTTCGTAGATGATGAATCTTCTAAAAGAGAGTCACCTCAAAATACTAATGAAATCTTTTTAATGGGAGATATCTCTTCTATTTATCAAGATAACATTGTCATCAGATTAGATAACAAATATTTTTATACCGTTAAAAATTCTTCATATGATAAAATAAATGATGTTACTGCTATAACACTAACATCAAAAATAGATATACCTTTTTATAAAGATACTAAAATAACTTATACGGAAAATCCGATTTTATTAGAAAATAATGTTAAATTAAAAACAAAGCATCTTCCAGTACTCTCGGAACCTTTTAATCTTTATAAGAATAATAATCTTTTAATCTTCGAAAAAGATTATGAAATATCTGATATGGGAGATATAGAACTTACTTCAGGATTAAAAAAGGGAGATCAATTAGACATTAATTACTTAGGAAAACGTTATATAGATGCAGGAACATCTGTTATAGCAGATTACACTTACTTTGATTACTTAAAGATAGGATCTAATATCAAAATTAATTATGAAGCCATTTTTCCTGATAATTTCTATCTAAGAGTAATACACGCTTCTACGCTTATGGAAAACCTTAAAAAAGAAGTCATGGATAAGATACAACAAACTGCTAATTCAAGTTCTTCTGGGTTTCCTACAGGAGTAATTCCTGTAGCCACTAATGCAGAAAGTGGAAGTAGTTCTTTTGAATATGATTTAGGTGATTTAGATAATAAGATCACTCTAACACAGTTATGGTATAACTATTTTAACAATCGGATTGAATATTTTGAAAATGAAAAATGTCTATTAAAAGGATTTAAAGTTGGAGCAGAAGATGGTAAATTAACTCAAGCACAAATAGAAGATTCAGTAAACAATCCTCCAACTAGATTGTTCCCATTACCCGATACTCGCGCTGAAGAAGAAAAATCAGAACCAACTAAGCTTCCTAGTTTATTTGGTGAAAATAAAAACGATGCGGGAAGTGATGCGCTTGGCTGGTACTCTGATAATATTTTAAAGAGATTAAATGATGAGGTAACTAAATCAAATGATGAAAAAACAAAATTAAATCAGTTATTAATTAAGAGTATAACTTCAGGATCTACCTACAGTACAGGTAACTTTGACATTTATGGTTCTGAGCAAATGCAACTTTATATAGAAAAAAATATAACGGGAAGTTTAGTTCAAACAAACCACACTATTACTTTTACTGAAAAATTCACAGTATTTCCTATAAACCACAGGCCCAACACTGCTGCTGAAATTGCTAGTGACATAAACTCTCAAGCAGGACTAGTTATTGCTTCTCACTCAGGAAGTATAGTATATCTTAACGCTACTCTACCTACTCCTTGTGTGTATGTGGTAGCAGATGCTCCCAGCGTAGGCTTTGGGAATGATTCAGACGCTTCTGTAAGGAGTAGAAGTCCTTGGTGGACGGGGGGTTACACCTATTCCTTACTTGTTCCAGGTAATTATTCGGTACACCTAGATATATCTGAACAAAACACAACTCGTACAGAGAACCAAAATAAGCATGAAGATCAAATTATTAACTTAAATGGTATTATGGATGAGTGGTTGCCTCCTTTTGATGTGGCGTTTAACCCCGCTAAAACAGAAAGGGATAATGCTCAAAATTGGATTAATCCTGCTAATGAATATACTAGCAAAAGTAACTCTTTTGATAATTTGAAGTCTATATCGAATGGTGAAATATTTAGTTCTTTAGATAATCCAACAGTTATAAATTCTAGACTAACTGAAATAAATTCTAGACTAACTATTATTAATAATAGAATAAGTGAAATTAACATTCGTTACTCTTTGATAAACACCCTTCTTCAAAACGAAAACCTTTTTAATCAAAGATATTCTTGGCTATCCTTATTAGTGCATAGAAGCAATGGTTATTATTCAAATAGAAAAAGAACGATTAATATACAAAATCAAAAAATAAGAGAAGCGGAAAATAATTCGGTAGCTTTAAACTCAATGGACAGTTTCGGGTAAGATATATGTTCATGTGTTGTTAAAAAAACCGAAAAAATTTAGAAGTTGACTGTCATGGTTAACCTATTAATAAACATTAGCTATGATACTTAAAATTCATGTCTTGATTTAAGAACGAGTGGGAGACTTTTTAGGATGCAACGACATAGAAAAAAATGTAATCTCAAAAAAGTTACTGAAATGTGGAAGCATCGTCGTAGATGCCTACATATACGATTAAAAAAACCAAATATTATATTGGAGAAATTAAGTGAACCAAGAAAAGGAAAACATCCACAACAAATCCACTAAAACTAAATTAAAGTGGGAAAAGAAAAAAGCTAGTAAAGGAATTTTTGAATTACTGCAACCTATATTAGGTAACTTTGTTTTATTAGTTGAAGAAGAAAAAAAAAGAACATTAGAACAAATGAAAAAAACAAAAGAAACATTAGAGAGGTTAAAAAATAACAGGTGAATTCTCCAATAATATATCCTTATAATAGTTTGTTAGAATGGGATGATACTACGTCTTTAACTTTATCAGGTTCTGCAGACACATCATCCATCTCCGTCAGTGCTGTTGAGAATGGTGTTATTTCTACAGCTAGGTATAATGCTACATCTCATGAGTGGCAGTACGACACAAATATTACAGGCTATGTAAATAATTTCGTAATAATATCAGACGATAGTATAGGAAACACGGCATCAGCCACAGCGCATATTGCTGTAAATGGCCCAATTATAATAGATACTGCTTCTAGCTATAATCAAGTTAACCCAAGCTTAGAAGGAAGAACTAATGAGATTACGTCAAAACTTGAAGCCAGTCCAAACAGTATAACTTATTCCCCTTCAGGGTTTACCCATGACTCTTTCACTACAAATTTTTCATACAATAATTTTAAATTTCTAAATCCTATTCAAACCTATTATTTTATAGGTAAAGATATTGGAAATGGAATAAGTGTTCCAGAACAAATAACATTAAATTATTTAATGCATGACCCATCTATCTATACTCCAATAAAGGATCCATATGATTCTCGAACAGTAGCAGTGATGGGTAGTGCAGACTATGATATTGCAGGATTTAGATATGCCCCAAGCGGAGGATCTTTTTATAGTACTAAAATAGAAAATACTTCGGGAAGATTCACATCTTGGACTTATAGTTTTGTAATGATGAAACAATCTGAAGAATTTAGTATCAAAACTTTTGATATCTTTGGAAAAGAAAGTGCTGAACAAAAAAAACAAATAAATTATGGAGTTGAAAAACCTATTATTCTACTTCCTGGAAGCATTAAAGTTATTACCGATAATATTGCTATTTCTGGAAATACTTCAGAAGAGTTTATAACATTAAAGGGTGACTTTAAAAAAGACGGCATAATCATCAACGATATGGTTTTATCTACAACTGGTAAAAATATTGGAGAATATCGCAGAATTACTCAAGTACATGATTTATTCCTTGTGACAGATTCTTTTTCTCATTTTTGGGAACCAGGTGATCAGATACAAATTTATCCAAAAGAGGACAGACCCATTATAATTACTGATCAAGACGATATAAATCTTTCAGGTAAATGCAATAGAAATATATCTAAAGTAAGATATTCCACCGAAGAATTAAAACCCATAAGAACATATGCTAAAAATTCTCAGGGATATCATATTAACTCCACCAATAATAATTTGGTTATGAATGTTAATGGGAAACTTGAATTTGTTATATTATCATCGGGTATACTTTCAGCTCAGGATGTTGTTAATCAAGTAAATAGTGCCTTTAATACCACATTTGATTATGATATCTCTTTCTCGGATGGGGAAAGATTTTATATTGAGGGACAACATATACATATCTTTTCTGGAACAGCTAATGAAACAATTGGATTAGTGGAAGGAGAAACTAATTTTAATCTTGAAATTGAAGTTCCAGATACAATTACTTTTCAAAATAGTGCGGCTGGTGGAACAGAGTGTTCCGATGAAGTTATTGAAAGCGGTCTTCTTTTTTGTATGAACTTAGACGGAAGATACATAAGATTCACACTTAACACAAATACAGAATACACTAAAAATAGGATCATTAATAAAATAAATACTTTAGCAGGAAAAGAAGTAGCTACTAATGTGGGTCCTAATATAGTATTTAATGCGGCAAAAAATCTTTGGGTAGGAGATGTAATAGAAGATTTAAATCTCAAAAAACAGCTAAATGGTGATGCTAACTTTAATAGTGGCATCAATTTAAGCACGGATATTAGTAGAGATCCCGACAGTATAGAAAGTGGTATAGGTAATTGGAATCCAGAAGATACTCAAGGTTACTCAGGCGATAGTGGAAAAGGTGCTGGAAATTGGAATATACAGTTGAGCATTGCACAACCTTCTAATAACTTTAAAATTTATGGATTGAGTGAATTTTATGAACTTTCTGAACCTGTTTCTTTAAACATAGAATATAAGATCAATCCCCCAGAAATAAATACTCCCCCAGCCACTACAACTTTTAATAACTTTATAGATTTAAATGGTACTTATAATAAAAACGGTTCTGGGGTTATGGTTAACGGAGAACCTGCTTCTTTTTCTACAAATGGCCAATGGATTCACCAAGTATCTGGATTAAACCTAGGTGAGAATACTATCGCTGTTACCACAACAGATAAGTTTGGAAGAGATTCTTCTGCTTCAGAAATTATTATAACTTTTAAAGATCCAGCAGACGTAGATTACCCAAGTTCGGATGACTCTATTCCCTTAACATGGAAATCAGTAAGTACTCCTTCCTTTGGCCCCGATGACATAAAAAAAATAGCAGACACTATTGATTCCATCTTCGATCCCATAATAGACGTTTTAGACTTTGTAAGCCGCCTCTTGGATGGTGCTAAATCTTTTATTAAAAATGTGATATTAGATCCTACTGCAGCATTTCGAAAAGCTATTCAAGCTCTTATAGATAATATAACTGAAATTTTAGATAGGCTAATGAATGGAGCAGGATTATATACTTTATCAACTCTTCCTGAAATTTCTGATATAAAAGCAGGTATGAATCTAGAAACTTTTTTTGATCATATTAAAGGTGATTTTCCAGAATTCTTTCATAAGATTAGAACTAGTTTTGATGATCCACTTGATCCAAATCGACCCCAGTTAAGTGATGAATCTACTGTGGGGGGGATGGTGCTGGCAATTGGAGACGGAGTAGGAGCAGCCGACTTTATACAAGCTACCAAATCTTTATTAGAACTTTATAATAAACAAAAAATGGACTATGGTTTAGGAACTGTTAATAATCTTAAAGCAGAAGGACAAAATCAAAGAAATGTGCTTACATGGACATCGCCAGACGGCGGAGCTAGTGTTATTCCCTATGACTATTTAATACTTCGAGCTAAAGTATCCGGCGGAGATGTGACTAAAACTCAAGTAAAAACTCAAGTATCTTCTAAGGGTAAGGGCAACCAACACTATGAAGAAGAATTATATGATTCGTCCATAGGAGGAATAGTTGGACATTATGAAGAAATTGGTAAAATTACTAATTATCGAGTTATGAAAGAATATAGATTTATTGATGGAAATGCTACTTTATCAGAAAAATCTAATGAAACAGGTCTTGATAAATATGTAAATGGAACAGTAGACTTTTTTGAAGCAGTTAGAGATTATGTGCTAGTCAGAACGGGGAGTAATGAAATCCCACTAGTAAATGGGGAAACTTGGTACTATAAAGTAGTGCCCCAAGCTCAAGGAACAGATGTACAAGGTCAAAGTTCTGAAGTAAAAGCTACTCCGTCATTGCCCAACATAGAAGAAAGAACGGAATATTTATATGATCAAATTAAAAAAAGAAAAGCTGGTTGGTATCAAGTAAGTGGAAGTATCTTTAATAGAGACGATGGTGTGCTATCAAGTAATCCTAAAGATGTAAAGATAGTCATAGATGGATCTCTTACGGTTCCTTCTAAAATATCAGCAGAAAAAGGTTTAATTTATTTATCTAAATCACCAAAACAAACTTTAGAAGTTACTTATTGGGGAAAAAAAATACAAAAAACAACTAGAGCTTCTCTTGTAAGTCTCCACCAGGGACCTTTTACTTTTACAGAAGAAAAAAATACCATGGGGATACAGGTTGGAAAAGGTGCTACCATTACAGAGACTTTTGGAGGTACCCCAATTACTCGCACTCAAAATATAACTTTCACTAGATTCAAAAAAAATGAAACAGAGGTCTCGATGTCCGCAGAAGATGTGGCCAGCGTAATTAGATCCCAAACAGCAGGACTGAAAGTTATTGTAGATCGAAGAAATAGAATTGTTTTAGAAGAAGATCAAAATCCTGATATATACAGAGGATCCCAATTAGAAATAAAGATTAGTAATCCTATTCTAGGTTTTGTGACAGATAAAGATAAAAGTTATTTTGGAGTAGCACTAGATAATAATAAACACACTAAAAATCTTGCTGGGCCATTGGGGGGAACTCCTCCCGATTGGAAAGCTCTTAGGATTTCAGATTTGTTTCCAGAAGTAAATGATTTACTTAGATACATGAACACTACCTTTGACTCGTTATTAAAAAGTTTGGAATCTGCAACTATATCATTAACAGACTTCATAGACTTACTTCAAACAAAAATAGATGCTCTTTCCGATATGATAATAGAAACTCAAGATTTATTAAAAAAGATGACGGATGCTCTTACTATTAAAGGAGGATTCTATTGTCTTGCTATACCTCCTAATTCCGGAGGAGCTTCTTACTTTAACGAAGCTATACAAACAGCTACGGGGTATCCTGAAGATGCCGAGTATGCCGGAGGAATAGTGCTATTATACACCGACGGTGGAACAGGCGTAGCTTTGGATTGGATAATAAGTTCTCTTAGCTAAAAAGGATTAAATATGGCCTTTGATTTTTTAGGAACAATACCATCTTTTGAACACTTCGAAGAATTAGAAGAGTTTGTTTTAATTGAAGCTGAAAAGATTGAGTATAGAATAGAACACTTCACTATTGAAAGAAAAAGACATCTTGAAATTCTAGATAAAGTTATGAAAGCAGATTTACAACTAAGATCAGAGTATAAGAAATCCTATAGACCTGATCGATTATGGCTAACAAAACCCAGAGCAAGACCCGTCCCCAGAGTAAGAACACTTGATTCCGCAAATGCAGAAGATGTAGCTATTCTTAAAAAAGCTTTTTTAGATACAATTAAGTTTAAACGAGAAAGAAATGAATATAAAATAAGAAGATTAAGAGATCTAGTAGATCAAATAAATGATGAAATAAAATCCTTAAAAAAAATACAAGAAAGCTATAATACCCACTTAAATAAAATAAAAGTCAGGTTTGATTTAGATTCTTTTCCTGAAAATCAAAGAAATAAAGAACAGGATCAAGCTGAGATACAACCAGGTATGACTGCAGTTCCTGTAGACAAGGGCATTATTGAAGAAAATGGCACAAAGTATTTTTTAGTGACCAGTATAAATCCAATGTTTGGAACAATTGCTTTTGATGGACAAAATCCTCCTATTAAAGAAGGAGACAAAATTCTTCTATCGAATGGTTTAAATAATGGAATAAAAACAGTTTTTAGAATATGGTCGGATAAGGCCGTAGTTGTTAATGAACATCTTATAGAAGAAAATAACTCAAAAACAAAAGTAGAAATAATAAGTTAATTTTTCAAGTTTTAGTAAGATTAAAGTTTAAAAGGTTTACTATGTCTATCGATTTAAAAATAGAAAGTATTTGTGATCATCAAATCAATGATGAACAGTTAGAAATAGATAGTGATCTAAAAACTTTAAGATTTCCAAGAACTTTAGGATCAAAAAGGGTTACCTTAAGAGTTAACGGGTTTTTAATAGAACCTAATAACGCAAAATTTGGTTGGTCCCTTCAAAACGATGAGACTTCCTTATTTACCAAAAGATCAAAATTAGTATTTAACTACAGTAGAAAATCTAAAGATGACTACTATATGGTTACTTATCTAGCTCAACCTAAGTTTTGCCCAAAGTGTCATGGATTAAGAGTACATAATGACATATCCTATACTAAGTTAGGTAAACTGTGTGTGGTAAAAAATGAAGAAAAACTTTTACAAGAAGTTAAAAAAGGCCTTGCTACTATTTTAGGATCTAATCCATTTCATTTATGGATAGGTACCCAAATACACACTCTAATTGGATCAAAAGTATATAATCTTGATTTAATTAGAGCTAGGATTGTAGAGGAAATCTCCAGATATCTAGAAAAATATATAGATATTCAATTACAACAAAGTGGTTATCAAGAAGTAACTGCTCGAGAAGCCTTTGGTCATATACTATCTATAGAAGCAGAACCTCAAGAAAGTGTTGATGTTTCTTACTGGATCATTTCTGTTTTATTTAGCAATCGAACTGGTGCAGATCTTCTTTATGAAAGAAAAATAAAAATACCAGATCCAAAAAACATATTGTATGGCTCCCAACAACCTAATATTTAATATTAATATTTTCTAAAAACTTGACCTTTTCTTATGCAAACCATATTATTTGATTAAATTATTTTGTATAATGGAGGAAAATTTATATGCTCAATCTTGAACGAATTCACAAGGATGCTCAAATACCAAAAAGATCAAAACGAGGAGATTCTGGATTAGACTTGTCCAGTGTAACAGACATCACGCTTCAACCAGGAGAAGTGAAGCTAATACCCACAGGATGGAAAATGTCAGTTCCTCTTGGTTTTGAAATTCAAATTAGACCTCGTTCAGGTTTAGCTTTTAAACATAAAATAATGGTACTGAATTCTCCAGGAACTGTGGATTCTTCATATCGTGGGCATGTACAAGTAATCTTATATAATGGAGGAACAGAGCCTTTTAAAGTAAATAAAGGAGATCGTATTGCGCAAATGGTAATAAACGAAGTTATTCTTTGGAACCCTCTGATAATAGAAAAACTTCCTGAAACAAATCGAGGCTCAAAGGGCTTTGGCTCAACAGGAGTATAACCATGTCCTTTCATTTTAAAAAATTAGGATTGGGAAATGTTATTTTAATTACCCCAGAAATCTTTAAAGATAATCGAGGTTTCTTTTTGGAAATTTTTAAAGCGAGTGACTTTTATGCCGCAGGTATACAAGAAACTTTTACACAAGATAACCATTCTTTTTCTACAAAAAATGTATTGCGGGGAATTCACTTTCAAAAGCATCCAAAACCTCAAGGGAAAATAGTAAGATGCCTTAGAGGAGCTATCTTTGATGTTGCTGTTGACTTAAGACCATCATCAAACACTTTTATGAAGTGGGTAGGTCTTGAACTCACCAAGTATAACAAACAGATGTTATATATTCCTCCAGGATTTGGCCACGGTTTTTCTACACTCAGCGATGATGCGGAGATTGGCTATAAATGTACTAATGAATATTCTTCAGAATTAGACGGGGGAATAATTTGGAATGATACACAATTAGCAATTAATTGGCGAATAAAAAATCCATTAATATCAAAAAAAGACAATAACTTACCAACTGTTTCCCAGTATTACAACAAGAGTTGCTTAGCTGAGATAAGCTAATATCTCAAAAGTTTTTTCTTTCACAACATCTGTAATTTTTTTCTCATGAAGTAACTGCCATGAAAAAGCAATAATACTATTAGTTACTGCTATAGGAGAATGAGGATCCTTTGGATGTTTTCTTGCTATACGAAGCTCTAATCTACCCTTATCTCCCTTAAATCTATCAGAGCCTGTGACCTCGTCCAATTCAAAATCATTATCTGCTAAAATTTCATTTATCTTACTGATACCATGATCTATCTTTTTAAAACGTCCATTTCCATCTAAACCATCTTTACGAAAGGCATCATTAATTTTTTTTCTTTCTTTAGGCTTAACTTTTTCTGGTTTATCGGTTTTAGTTATGAAGTCAATAGACTGCTCCATCCCAAGCTTAGTCAATGTCTTTGCAATTATCTTTAACCTATTCTCCATATTAGACCCCTTTCCGCATTAATTTAATTACTGTTTAGATGATATCCTCAAATATTAATAGAAAAACATTTTTGAAAAATATCAAGATAGACATGATTTGTAGAATATCTGATCTTAGTAAAAATTAAGTAGTTAATCTTAGTAAGATCGACATCGAGCTAGTGTTGCTTTTATTGATAACAGGGAGAGTACGGTAGTTAACTAGAGTACCTGAATTAGCAACTGTTTCATCAGCATCCCCACCAAACAAACCTAACTCCATAATTGGACCAACTGCTTCAGATTCAGATAGAACTGTTTGAAAATCTACAATATTAGTTATTTCAGATGCAGGTAATCCCGAACCATCTGTTTTAACAAAGTTAACATTTGCGAATTTTTTTCTTGCTAATTCTGATTCTAATTGTGTCTGAGTAGATGTGGCTGCTGGTGGATTAGCAGAATCCCAGGAAGCATTCCCAGTCCCCACTGCAAGAACCCAAATACCATGTGCTGGGCCTGTTGGATCAAGAGTAGTTTGCCCATCTGCCAGAAGTCTTGCAATTAAGATTGATGCAGAATCTACTATAATATTTCTATAATATTTTTCTTCTTTTCCGTCTTTATGCTTTAGGGTGATAAAAAACTCACCTTTTATACCAGAATTTTTTTTTGAAGTTTCAGAATAACGCATACCTAAACCAATTCTTCCACCAGCTTCAGTTGTTTCTTTTAAAATTTCTTTAGTAACATTGCCCATGTCTAATTTCCTCCAAGATTCATATTTTGTTGTAATTATATAAGTATATTAATTAATTATACAGGAGTAATGTTAATTGCTGTGGTAACAAAAGAATTATTATTTTGATTTAATAATGGAGTTGGATTTTCATCAGAAACAATAGTGTTGTACATTGCAAAGATTATATCATTTTGATCTAACCCAATGGCAGTATTATTTCCGGCTGAAGGATCCAAGTGAATTACACTATTATACGTTAAACAAAAGTTGCCCCCCAAATTATATTCAAATCCTTTAGTAAAATTAAATATCTTTGATACTGTTGAAATTTCTTTAGAAGAAAACAACACAAAATTAGAAGGATTTTGAACAGATATTAAAACATCATATGCATTTGTATAATCAATGGCCACATAAGCTACTCTAATACTATCACCATAATTTAAACCTAATGGATTAAGTAGATAATCCAAATCTATAATTTGATTGTTAATGATATTCATACCCGTTAAATTATAATAAAAACTTTGAGTTTCGTTGTAGACATGACTAACTCTACTGTTTAATATTTTTCGTGGAGTTAAAAATAAAAGAGAAGATGATCCCGATAGACTATAATTAATAGAACTTACTTTTACTCCATAAGAATTGATACTGGGATCAATTAGTTGCATATCATCTAGTGTATAACCATTTAACATAAACGGGATATAATCCGTTAATTTAACGTATGAAGTCTCTAAATCTGATTCTTGAAGTTTTGTTCCTGAAAGCACATCATCTAAATCATTAGTTTTACCTACATTAGTGATTAGCCAACTTTCTTCTTTGTAGTATTCTCTGGACACATCGTCTATGTGTATGGGCATTATTGTATTTAAATCTTGATGAACATAAGCAGATGCATCTGTAAAAGTATGTAATAAATAACCTCGATCAGAAGAATTACCTTCTCCTGCTAGAATACCGACACTATATACTGGGTTTTCTTGAGGGTCTCTATTCCATAAGCTTTCCCAGAGTTCATCAATACCATCATATTCCTCTTCTTTAATTTCATCAATTAACATATGGGCCGTGGTGTGCGTTCCCCCTAAATGACACTCTCCTGTACCTAACACCTCATTTGGAGGTTCTGCAAAGGTCCAACTACAATTGCCTCCATGCAAAGTACAATTCAGATCATTTATCACATTAAAAGTAGCATCTACATAACCTGATCCGGAATATAATGCAGGAACAAGTGGAAAAGTAAATAATTGACAGTCGTGATCTCGTTTAATAGTTGTTACCGATCCACCGTGAGTGAAATCAACCTCTATTAAACGTTGGAAGTTTATTCTTAAACTGCTGTTAGGATCTTCACAAAGAGATTGAACTAAACCTGGGGTACCTCCATTATCTAAAATATCATATTCAAGAGCACTATAGAAAGGATGGTATGAGTCATTGTGAATCTCACCAAACATTCTATCTTCTCTAGTATTCATAATAAATTCATTATTATTTAATCTAAACTCTTGAAAAGGAAGTCTTCTCCACACATCTTGTTTTTCTAAAGATCTTGGAACTAACTCTTGTCCTGCCACTAGAGTAGTAGGATAAATGCCTTGATCATATCCATGAGATTTAAAAACACTATAATCATTCAATCTATTTCTTAAACTTAACTCATTCATATTCAAAGTTAAAGCATCATTAAGAACAGAAGAATTAAATAAGTTAAAACCTTTATAACGATATTTTTTTTCAAGAGGAATTAACTCTTCTATTGAATAAATAGCAGGAAACAACACTGTTTTATAATTTAACTCGGTAGCTTGATTTTTCCAATTGTTTATTACGGAGTCTACGTCATTTGTAATCAAGGCCCCTACATACTTTTTTAAAGCGAAATAAGTAACCGTAACTGTAGCATCTTCTGCAGGAATATTTTTTAATTTAAATGCCGCAGATAAAGGGTGTATCTCTAATACATCCACTCTAATATTGTTCACATAAACTTGAATATCCGTAACAGAATCTGCTAAAGATCCATCTTCTTTACCAAAGGGACCAGTTCGAGTATGAAACATTGCTGGATCAGATGTATCCCAGTTACCTCCTGTAATAGACTTGGCCCATCTTGGAGATGCTTGCCTTATTTCTCCTTCAGGAAAAATACCTTGAACTATCTCATCCTTAACTTTTAAAAAATTTTCACCTGAACATTTTTTTCTTAAATCTTCATAGTAATACTCGTGTGTATCTATGTGCGCCACATCACATATAGCAGTATTTGCTTTTTTTATTTTTGTTTCAAAACCATCATGAGTTATAATCGGGTTGCCGTGCTCATCTGTAACTAAAAGACATCCTTTTCTAAAAATATCAAAAAATTCAGAAAAAATAAATTTAGTTGAGAAAGTGGTGTGGGCCGGTTTGATGATATTTAATAAAAATTCTATATCTTTTTGAAGTTGATTAACATCCTTTATCCTTGGATCATCTACTTCAATCACTATATCAAAAGTAAACTTATTGATAATGGAGTCAAAGATAGCTTCATCTCGAGATAATAAAAAATTTTCAATTATACCCACAGGAATATCTAAGAATTTTAAAAGAGATCTTTCAATATTTATTTTGGTACTACCCCCAAAATATGCTTCAATAATTGACAAATAAAAATTTCTTACTTTTTCATCTGAAGAATCAGTTTGAGCAAAACGTTGTCTAGGAAAAAGAAAGGATGCTATATTTTGAGAAAGATACTCACCTCGAGTTGTATCAAAGATAATATTGTCCGTGACCTGCTCTGTGATACATAAAAATCTAGCAGATTCAAAAGCAATTGCTTTTAAATGCATGGCATAGTTAGTACTAGGTACATCTGATTTATAACTAGAATCAAGCAAACCTAGCATACCTCGATCTTTAGGAATGAAAGTACCATACTCACTATCGGACAGCGATCTTACTATCAAACCTAAACGTTCGTTGGCTTTTTCTAAAACGTTTTTACGAAATTGTTTAGTATCCACAAAACCATTAGAATTTTCATTTAATGCCATATTTTAAAATCCTGTGAATTTTTTAATAAAGTCATATGTTATAACCAAATTACCCACTGCCCCATACTCTATATCACTAAAGTTAATATCTCTTGATCCTTCTGCATCCTCTACAAGATAAGTTATGGATAGGCTAGCTTCTTCAATAGCTCCTAGTTTTGGAGAAACATAAAGATGTCCGTCAGATGAAATAAATGCTCGACCTTCTCTTTCAGCTACTTTAGATAAATCGTCTACTAATAATAATTCAATATCATTTTCAAACACTCCTCTAAAAGCAGTATTAGGTCCCCCACCTTCAATAGTTTCCCACTGCAACACACCTATACTCTTATAAGCTGTGACATTCACAGCTTGATAAAATTCCCACTCGTCTGTGTATTCTTCTTTAATAACTAAGCTACCGTTTGCTTTTACCATCTTAGTAAAAGGAACAACTATATGATCTACTCCATTTATACCCTCAATGACATGTATAACGTCTGATTGATAAATAGATCGACCTATGAGTTTTTCTTTTAAAAGTTTTGCAACAGTAGTTCTTATTTGTCGGTCAATGCTAGTTTGGTCGCTCCCGTCCTCCAGCATTACTTTGATATCAAAGTCTATGTAAATTTGGGGGGATGCTTTTACAATCACATCGGCAGTAAGGTGCCGCATTTGATTCACTCTTGATTGCACATCATGTAATAAGGTATTTACTGTATATGTGACCATAAAATTTTCACCAGCGGTGTAATCTACTAAAACTTTTGAACCACTTGCGATGGAACTACCCGTAGTTCTTTTGATAGTAGTAAGAGTTTTCATATCTCCTGAATTAATTATATAATCAATAGATCTTTGATACACAATAGTATTTGTTTCATCGGTAACTACAATAGTATCACTGTCAATACCATACCTATCCAAGTCTACCTCATTTTCACCAAACAATAAATGAGCCTCATCAGTTACTTCTTTTATACTCCCATTTGGGATAGCATTTACATATTTTAAAGACATCTGATCCTTAGAAGATGTTGAATTTCCAAATTTAAGAGGATCCTCTAATTTTTGAAGAATAATATTTTCTGAAGTCAAAGGGCCAGAATTTTCCCCAACACACGAAACCACATAATCAACAGGTTGATTATTAAATATATAGGGTTCTGAGTCTCTGTAACGATAAGAAACAGTTATTAAATCAGTTGGAGACAAACCAATAACCTGATTTGCGTGTAAGGATTCATCCAGATCAATCACCTGCCCGTCTCCTATAATCTTGGCATTAGTGACATCATACAGAGCTTGTTTAGTGATATTCTTTACCTCTATTACTTGAAAAATTGGTTTATCAAAAGTTATGCTAGAATTATAAATTCTAAAATGATAAAAAGGAACACTCTGTATTAAAGCAGATTCTTTTTTAATAGTATTATACGTAAAACCAAAATTTTCTGAATAGCTTGTTGCTAAACTACCCTGTATATAAATATCTACTTTTCCAAAAGTATGCACTTGTCTAAGTGAATCCATATCCCTTAACATTAATTTTTCACCAGCACTTATTATTTTTGTTCTTTGAACATTTGGCGTTCCTAAAGTAGTAGCTAAATATCCTGCTTCAGTACCCGCATCTACACTGACAAAAGCAAGCATGGCCCTTTCAGCTAAATCATTATTCGATTCAATATCTTGGCCAAATTCTGTAGGATTTGGATTTGTTACTCCAAAAATAGAATCAATACCACTAACAATTAATCTAATCTTATCCGCATCTACATTACCTGAATTTCCTGCATTAATAGATTGTATGTCCAATTTTATTTCATATCTATCTGTATTCGGGTTGTAGTGGTTGATTAAATCATCAACAGTTAAAATAAAATCTGTTAAAACTTCAAACTGTACAGGTTGGGTAACTTCATCTGAGAGAGTTTCAATAATACCTCCCGCATTAATCACAACATCTCTCAAAGGTGTCTTTAAAGTATAAAATAAAGCTTGTCCAATGGCATGCTGCTGTTCTTTTCTTCGGTGATTCACATTTCCAGCTAGTTTAGTAAAAGCATTATTTATCAAAGTTTGCACTTCTCCAGCATTCTCATCTGAAAGAAGCAAAGCCTCTTTTAGTCTTAGCTTATTAGGTGTAGTTAAAACATCATCGGACAAACCATCCCCATTAGGATCATCAAATTCAATTAATGTTAAAAATGATTGTGATCTATGCATAAAATCTAGAATAATATAGATTCTTTCCATTTCGTCACTCGTGGGGTTCAGTAGATTTCTAGAAATAGTATCTGGCTTTAGATCTATTTCTTTATTGCTCTGCAAAATCTGGTTTATATAGCTTTCCTGAATATCCATAGTTGTTCGAATGGGTAGATCCCGAACAGAAGTATCCAGCAATAAAGGTTCCGCTCCCAACTCTGCGCTATAAATTGATTCTACTTGTTTTTGTGCAGTTATATCAAAAGCCACTGCTGTAACAACATAGTGGTTAGGCTCTGATAAAGGAGCCACTCCCAAGGGTTTATTCATCCGATTATGTACATAAGAATAATAATAATCACGTACAACTTTTTCTACTGTGGTGGTTGTTCTAACATCTCCATCAGTATCAACGGTCTCACTTAACACGATAGTGTTTTCTTTAAAAAAATCATGAGCTGATATTAAAATAGAATTTAGTAAAGTAAATCCATAACTACCTCCACCAGGATTTTCACTTCCATAAAAGTTGTATCCTATGATTTCTGATTCACTATTTTCAATTATTGAGATTTTGACTGAATTTCTGCTTCTTTCTAAGACAATACCTGTAGGAGCACTGACAATTAAATTTAAGTCATCATCTGTGAAATAAGTTATGGTTAAAGATACCGCAGCACTTTGAATATCAGCAGCATCCACTGCTACCACTTCAAATTGATTTTCTCCTTCTGAAAGCATGGTTGTATATATCCATTCTGTTACTCCAGAAGCGTAAGTAACATCTTGAGTACTTCCATTTACTAAAATATTTTTAGTGGTGGTGTCGGCCCAACCTTTAATAGTTTGACTAATTAAATTAGTGGAAAATCCTGGAGCATTTGTTGGAAATGTTATTTTAGGTATTACGGCCACCTAGGTCTCCTTGTAAATCTATGAGTCTTTATGAAGTCTGTAAAAAGAAATAAATTAATAGATAACTATAGTTAATAACTTAGCATTAATTGGAAATTAAGAGAGATTCATAAGGTGGGTTACTTTGGTGTTGGTTTTCTCAAAAAAAAATCTATTCTGAAACTTATTTTGATTCTAATGGTAAAAAGAAAAAAGAGTTTCATCTGTCGAGACTCCTGCTATGATGATGGGGATCTTTGATTCTCCTGTTGGATACTAATTTCTCTTGAATCATTTTAATTAATTCTCTTGTACTTGTATTATTAAAGAACAGGAGAACAAGTATGGATGACAACACCGTTTTAGTAAATATTACTCCAGAAAAATTAAAATTAGCTTATGATGAGTTTTTAAAAGTTTCCGAGAAGGTATCCGAAGATAGAGAATTTCTTATCTCTCTTGGAAGACATAATGGAAAGCATGTTATTCTTAAATGGTTTGCAGAAAAGACTACGATTTAACTTCTGTGGCAACTACAGTGAACTACCCCGCAGCAAGCTACGGGGTATTCTTTGACGATCAATAAATAGCAAAATCATAGAGTTATGTCACTAAAAAACAACACTGAACTGACCCACCCTTAGAAATTCACATTTCAGATATTTTTAATTTAACTATTAGAATAAAGTATTATTTATAATACTGTCCAGATCATCAAGATCTAAGATAGCTGTGCCATATTTTTCAGCTTTTTTAATTTTTGAAGTGGTGCTATTTTTATTACGAACAACTAGATAATCTATTTTTTTACTAAAACTTTCTGAAACCCGTCCCCCTTTAGCTGTAATCTGTTTTGATAGAGAATCATCTCTAAATCCAGAAAAACAAAAGTTTTTATCAGAAAGAGCACCTTCAACTTTTTGTTTTAACTTTATATATTTAAGAATATTATTAATTAAAGGTGTTTTGGCTTTTAAACCTGTACCAATAAATGTAGCTAATTTTATATCAAATCCATCTATACTTATAATATCTTTAGTTTTTAAAGCAAGGATACACTCTAAGTCTCCAAAATTATCCTCTAAAATTTCTGCTCTTTTTTTAGAAAGAGATCGAATATTCAATCCTGCAAGTAATTCAGATACAGTTATAATTGTTTTACTATTTATTTCTTTTAATACTTTAGTTGCATTTTTTACACCATGTCTGTCTAATTCTGCAATATCATTTATTTGTAACGTATAGAAATCGGGAATAGCTTTAAGTTTTCCAGCATCAATTAACGCATCTATTAGTTTATCCCCCATATTTTTTATACCTAAGATATTCAACCAATGTAGAAGTGCTTTGGACAGTCTGGCCCCACAATATTCATTAGAACAAAAATAGAGAGTATCCTCTTTTATTAAAGAAGCTGCACATACAGGACATTCCTTTGGTCTTTTTATTGGGGTACTATACTCATTTTTTCGGATTACTTTAGTAATTTTAGGAATAACATCTTTACTTCTAATAAGCTCAACAATATCCCCAGCTTCTACACCCAAGCGATCTATCTCCGCGTAGTTATGTAGAGTTGCTTTAGAAATCAAAGTACCTCCACAGACAACTGGGTCTAAAATAGCTAAAGGGGTAATCACACCCGTTCTTCCAACTTGAGCTATTACTTGAAGAAGTTCTGTTTCTGCTTTTTCAGCTTCAAATTTAAATTTTCTAGCATATTCAGGTAAAAACTCATTGTCAGTTATTTTTAGTTGTTGCTCTACATTATCAATGTTCACTACAAGACCATCTATAAGATAGTCTAATTTTTCTCTGACTTCAGTTTCATACTTAGCATGAAGAGCTAATAATGTTTTTAAACTTGTTTTATAGTAGCGGGGAGTTACTAATCCTAGATCATTCTTAATATAATCTAACATTTCTGTTTCAGATTTAAAGTTTAAATCTTGATCTTTATTGGGGAAAGCTTTATAAAAAATTATATCTAAATGCTCACTCCCTTCTCCACTTATCCTTTTAGTGATCCCCACAGCACCATTTCGTTCATTTGCCATTTCAGGAAAATACTTTTGTTTTACAGATTTTTTTAAGATAATCTCTCCTCTTAAATACCCGCTATAAGGTATTGGAAGAATATTGGGAACTCTTTTCATTTTTAAAACATTGGAGGTAATGTCGTCCCCTGAAAATCCATCTCCTCGAGTTAAAGCTTGATTTAAGTTTCCATTTAAATAGAGTAAAGAGACTGCTAAACCATCCATTTTTTCTGAAGAAGAAAGAACATCTTCTATGGCATTTTTTTGATACCACTTATAAATACTTTTGGTTACATCAACAGTAGTATCAAACTCTATTAAGGATCCCATGGAGATGCCATGCTTTGCTTTTGAAAAACCTTTTAGAGTTTCCTGGGTACCTATTGGTATCGCTTCATTATATGTATCTTGATAAAGTTTTTTAAAAAGATCAAATTCAGCATCTTCAATAAAACTCACTTTGGTATAGTAAGCATCAGAAGCTTTAGTTAGAAAAGTTATAAATACATCTTTATTGACTTTTTCTTGATTTAATAGTTTGGAGTAAATTGTTCTATCTTGAAGATCCATAATAATTCCTATAATATTTTGATGTCGTGGTAAAGGATGGCTTCTCTTTTAGCTGCATACAGCATAAATATAAGCTTGTGTGTTTTTTGGGCACGTTTTAGGCAATCCCAAAGATGTTGAGGCTGATCAAACACTCCTGCATGCCATTGGATTGCTAAATCTTCTAATTTATTTAATTTTAAGTTTTGTTTGATTAGCATTGTAGATAGGGTTCCTCGAGGATAGGGCAATTGTGCTTCTGGGTGAAGATCATATCCCTCTTTTTCTATAAAGAGAAGTCTTCCATTTTCTCTTAGTTTATTTTTCCCATTAGCCCCTTTTACTGTGATATTTTTATAAACTTTTTGAAAAGTTCCAATATGACAAACATCATGTAAAAGACCAATTATTTTTATGCTTTCCTTATTTTTATTCATTTCTGGATGCAGAGAACAATTCCTTTCAAGAATTTGATAAACATTCATGCTATGGTCTGCCAAACCACCATCATAAACATTATGCTCACTACAACTAGCTGGATCCGTGAAAAAAGTGGATCCTTCTAAATACTCAATAATTTTATCTTTACCAGGACGATTAATTGTGTGGAGAATATCTATGATACTCTTTTTGGTATTCAAATTTTTCTCCTTTTTTTGTAATCAATATCGGATAAGCATTGCTTACAAAGTTTATGTTTTTTAGCGCAATTCATACAGATGTTATCTGTGTGGGTAGAGCTAAAAGTCATAATCATATTACAAATTCTACAAGTAGTGGCAGTGAAAGCTGCTCCGGCTAAAATAGGCCCCCGTAAATAATAGCAATATTTACAAAGTTTATGTTTTAATCGATTTTTTCTTTCGGAGTCTTGTTCTGCCTTTGATGCTGCTTCAATATACTTAATAGTATTTTTGTTTTTCCAAAAAGTTTCTTCTTGAATTTTTTCTAAAAGATATTTACCAATAAGTTGTTTTTGTTCTTTAATCATGAAAATATAGGACCCAGTCTATCACGAATTATCATAATAACATCTAAGGCATCGTCTATGGTATTGTGTGCCACTTCTTTGTCTATTCCTATTCTTTTCAAACATTCTGATAAAGCTGGAAGCACGGTATCTGTCTTATTAAGACAAAGAATTCCAGGATCAAGGATTCTACTTCTTATTTTAACGGAACTTAAGAAGTTTGTTTGATTTTTTAAAAATTGTAAATCAAATGTTCCAAAATTTTTGCCCCCGACATTAATCACAGTTCTAGGAATTTTTTTACCTTTTTTTTCTTCACACTTATAACCATTCTTTAGTAGAAAAGTTAAAAAAGCTTTACCTAAAGTATTGGGATATAAATAGGTATAACCTTCTTCTCTTGTAGCAATTCTTCGAAGAATGGTAGCATGCATTGATAATGCATAGGGTTGCCCCCTATATTCATTTTTACAGATATAGGCATGAAACTTAGGAAGTTCTTTTAAAGGTTTCGGCTCATTCAAATCGTCTAGAACTGCTCCAAATTCTATAATATCGTTATTTTCGGGATCTAATCCCACGGTTTCTAAATCAATTGAAATATACTTCATCGAAATATCCTTAGAATACTCAGTAATTCCTTGCCGAGTAGATTGATCTTAAACTTTCCTTCAATCATTAAAGATTAAATCATAGGATGGCCCTTTGTCAAACTATCTAAAGTTTTTTAAGAAAAGTTATGTATTTTGATCATCATTGGGCACCGTCCGATGATTGCACTCAGACGGGACGTTCAACAGACTTGTAGAAAAATTGCTTCATCAGCCTAATCCATTAATATACTAGTAATTAAAGGTAGCTCAATACCTTTAATCTAAGATTTTCTATTAATATCCAGCTTATCTTGGAAATCAAGATAATAATGACCACGGAGATTAGTAAATGGCAAAAATAGCAAGAGACACTTATGATCGATGTAAAAGACAAAGTAAAATCATCTTTCAAGAAACAAAGCCTTTATTAAATTACGAACTCAATTTGGCCCAAGATATTCTTAATGAAAAATCAATCGATACATCTAAGTATGGCCTAGGAAATAATTACGTAGGAGATAGTTTTTCAGTATATCCATCTACAATGAATAATGAGATATTTATTAAAAAAGGTATTTTTTACCACAATGGATATCCCATTGAATTAACAGAAGATGTGCGTATAAATGCCCTATCTACTCCGTCTTCTGATAGAATAGATTCAATTTATGCTGAATGGTATATTTCAGAAATCAATGGAACAGATGATCCCAGCATAGTGGACAGCACCCTTGGTTTTGAAACTACTGTTCAAGAAAGAATAATTTTAGAAATTAAGATAAGAGAAAATGCTGAGGATACAAATACTACTGATCCTTATATTTCCACGGATATTAATCCTGATCCTATAAGTGAAACCATAACCTATAATGATGCTAATAAAACAATATCATTAGATATATTAAGTGGAAATGAATTTCCTAATTGGTTATTAAGTAACTCTCCAACAGGAGTGACTTTTACAACAAGTGATCCTCAAAATCCTGGGCCATTTACAATTAACTTAAATTCATCTCTTTTAAATAAAAAAACATTAGTTGTAAATGAATCATTAAATGATACCCCTCCTCATAATTCTATAAAAAAGCTTTCTTTTTATGACAGCAATAGTAATAAGAGTTGGATTGCTCATAGAAGAAATTTCTTTAAAATAGCAAATTTAAATAGAAACATAGGTAATGCTGCAATAACCAATGCTATGATTGAAGATGTTCGAGATAAGACCGTTTTTAACCATGTCGTTAATGGCTGTGCTATTGAATTGGTTACATCTCAATCCGTAAAAGTAAATTCAGGACGATTATTAGTTGGGGATACGGAACAATTTATAGAAGATGGCACTCAACATTTAGATTTCAACATACATCCCCCTGTTGTGGGGACACCTCCAATAATTGGCCAACTTCAAGATAACACTCTTAACTTTGTTTTTATTAATAAAGTTGGTAATTTAGAATGTAGTCAAATGGAGCCTTTAGATTTCAGCGTTTTTCTTGCAGATGTTTATACATACAATGGATCTATTAATTCTATAATAGATAAAAGAATTTTTGTTCCTTTTGCATGGAAAAATAAATACGGAAGTGGATGCACAGGAGAAACTGGTTTTCCTACTATCTCCCATCCATACAAAGCTGCAGAGGATTTAGATAGCTATACTGCTGTAGCTGTTGTTGAAGGAACTATTAAAGAAATAGTTAAAGCTACTGCTTTAGATTTACTTAGTTCTACTACAAATCCTAATAAATTACCAACGATTGGTATTACAGGCCAATTCATCTCTCTTGGACAAATAGATAATGTTGTTACTTTTGGAGAAATTCAAAATTTATCTTGGAATTTTACTAAAGTAGGAAAAGGTGTTTTTTTAGATGTTGCTTCAGGGTTGATCACTCAGACTCCTCCCACAGCCGCTCTTACCTTTACTCAAAGAATTGGAGTAGCTATATCGTCTAATATACTCTTTGTTAATCCTGAAATAACTTACATTAAAAATAATCCTGCTGTACCTTTTGATACTAACTTTTTAGTAAAAAGATCCAACGGTTTGATTGAGGAATCTACTACATCTGATAAGTTTAGTCCTAATAAATTGAGTTTTTTAGCTTCCATGGCCCAAGATTCAATTGATAAAACTTTTAATATTTATCCAGGAAAATATTTCATTAATGATACAGAACACTCTGAATTTTCCGGAGAAACAATAAACTTAGGTTCTGGAACTTATCAAACTTCTCCATTAACTGCGAATTATTTTAATAAAGCTTTCTTCACCCTCGATGATGGCGGTACCGTTCATATGTATGAGAGTTTGGAACAAAGTGCTTCTTCTCTTACTATAGATGATCCTGCAATTCCTGACAATGAATTACCTTTATCTATGATAACTTTTCAGGATGATGGCTCCGCAGGAGCTGGAACTATTAAATTTATTTCTCAAAATCATATTGAAGATAAAAGAAATTGGTTAAATCTAGGAAATTTAGACAATACATCTTTCAAACCTATTTATAGAAATGCTAATACCTTTTTAGTTCAAAAGGGAGAAAGTTGGTTTAATAATGTATACATCGAATCAGGAAGCAATATCTTGGTATCCGCAAATACAGCTTCACTAGGATCAACTTATTATATATATATGGATCTTCAAGATGCTACGGGTTCTGTATCTTCAAGTAGTTTCACAACTATGCTCTCTACCCCATCCCAGATCAATAGAAGAAGGTACATTCCTTTAGGTGAGTATGTTATTAACGGTTTCAGTGAGATTATTAGAACAAGTTTTAAAGCTTATAAAAGTAAATTTTGGCAATATAGAGATACTCCTTATACAAATGAAGAAACAATTAATTTTAGCACGAGTAATGCTAATGTTACTTTAAATAATTATACATTTTTAAATACTGATTACTTAGATATTAAAATAAATGGCAGACAAATTTATGAGTTTGATGACTATGTTAAAGTAACTCCTAACATAGTTAATTTTAACTACCTCATAAAAAAGGGTGCGAAAGCAAAAATTAGAAAAGTATAAGAAATTGTCAACTAAGGATAGGATAACAAGATATGGGTGATGCAACTAGACCACAAACTTGGGAAATAGTTAATGAGAAGTCTTTAGATGCTTTAGAGACAGGAAATAGAGAATCTATTGATAACTTATTAGACATACTGAATTCAAAAACAAATTTTCCATTTAGAATTTCTTTATCAGGAAATATTTTAACAGTTCATGATTCAGAACTACAAACTTTCAAATCAGATAATTCTGAATGGGGAGGAGTAGAAAATAGTTTTAAATATGCCACAGCACCTATAGATGGTCTTTATAAAAGATTAGTAGAGTCTACTTTAAGTTTATCTAATGGCACAGATACAGGTGACTTTGCTACAGGAATCGAACTAACTTGTCCGACACTTTCTCTTGGGGATTACGTGTGGTTAGGTTTAGAAGCTAAATCTAGTGGAGATATAAACTTAATTTGGGGTAATCCTAATAACACTTTAAGTAACGCAACTTTCCCTACTTTCACAGGCACCGCTATATGCATGATTCAACTGCAAGCTAGTGCAGGATCTATTTCTCCTGCTTGGGGAACTTTCAATCCAACTATTTCTTCTAATATTATTGTGTTTAAAGGATCAGGAGGAGGATCAGGAGGAGCGGGAGCAAACGATTTTGTTCCAATATATAGATCATCATCTGAGTATAGACTTCAAAATACTCAAGGAAGATCCACAAGATATAACGAGCAATACTTTTCCATTAATGAAGATTTAAATTTTTCTTATAATGTTACCACTAATAAATTATGGTTTATCTGTATTGATACAGATAAACCACCTGGAACTATTACTTCTATTAATAAAAGTGATTACATTATTGAATCAGATTTAGAACCTAACTCCCCATCATTTCCTCAAAACTTAGTTGTTCTGGGATATTATGAAGTAGTAAACGGAGGAGTGGTTCAACAAAATTTAGGAACTTTTTCGCCTAGAACAGTAGATACATTCATAGGAGACTTAACAGCTAGTTATGAATCAACAGCATCCTATAGAGTTCAAAGTTCCAGAGGAAGATTAGTAAGAGCTAATCATAAATATTTTTATTTAAATGAAAACAGTGATCTTGTTAAATCTTTTGATCCAGGATCTACAGGATCCACAGGAACTTGGTTTATCTGTCTAAACACAGAAGGTGACGGAGAAGAGTTAACCCTTTCTAATTTAATAGAAACTCAACTAGATCCTAGCAATGTTGCTTTTCCACAACATTATGCTCCTTTGGCAAAATGTGAAGTTTCAGTGTCTGGAATGGATTTAGCATCCTTTAAAGGAATCTCAGATAGAGAGATATTCACACTTCAAGGAGATTTTGTTCCTAGTTATTTAGACAATGATACTTTTGTAGTTAACCACACTTATGGAAGAAAAGTTAAATTACTTTCAAATTATTTTTATAGCAACATCAATATTGTTGATTCCTTTGAAAAAAGTGCTTCAGGAACATGGTTTATTGTAATTGATACTGCGGATACAACTGGACCTGGCCAACTTACTACAAATCATCTTAAATATACAAAAGAAGATCCTGCTGGGCCATCTTTTGATCCAGACTTTGTTGCGATTGGTGAATACTATGTTGAATCAGATTTAAGTACAATTAGTTATACTAATTTTACTCCTTATTCTGTAGCGGGTGCAGGTTCCGCTGGTGGTACTGGTGATTTTGTACCTATTTATTTTGATGATACCTCTTTTTCAATTAGATCTACTTTGGGAAAAAAAGTTCTTTTAAATAATAAGTATTACTTCACTCAAGAAGAATTAACCGTAGCTTATAATGTGAGTGTATCAGGTAACTGGTATATAAGTATAGATACAGATCAACCATCAGGTGAAGTAACTCAAGCATTGCATTCTGATTATATAGTGATGTCTCAAATACCTCCTAACACCGCTTTAGCAAACCCATACCACGTTACTATCGGGCAGTATTACACAGATAACTCATTACAAGTGGATAAAGATACAGTAGAAGGATACTCCACTAGAGAACACACTACCTGGATAAACGGTATTCCAAATATATGGAAAAAATCGGATAAACAATACTCTTCCGGAAATAATATAACTTTATCTCATAACTTTGGACAAACTCCGGATTTAGTAACTTTTAAATATTGGGATTATAGTGCTAATAAATTTTTTAACTTATACAGTGCTGATTTAGAACAATACCGAACTGATAATACAGTCGTATATAATATTCCCAGCAGTGTAGCTCATCCATTTATTACTTGGGATAGTGAAGATTATTTTTTAGTTGAAGCTATTAAATATGCATATTCTTTAAGTGGAGGTTTTGCTAGTCCTAAAACAGATTATGCTTCGGACTGGTATACATCTACTCCGTCAGCGATACTGCCTCATCCTTTGGCCACTAGACCTCAGAATATATCTTTAGAATTTGTTGATTTATCTGGAACACCCTTATATTATGTTGAAGATGGTTTACCTTTTGTTAACACGAGCACTGGGGGTATCTCCGAAACTTGTGTAACTTTTGATTGGTCTTCCTTCACACCTGTACTTAGTGCTACTCTTAAGATGAGAATTCATTTTAACGTCAGCAAAGTTAGTGCAGGAGCTTTTGAGGCATCTAAAACTGAAAGAGGAACTGTTTCTATAACTGGCGATAGTTCAAAAGTTATTTCTCCCGATTTAATTCTTTCTTCTATTGATGCCAATTTTGCAACTAAAGTTAATAGTTGTGGAGCCAATACATCCGTTTTAGTTACGGAAAATATAATTGTAGCAACAGAACAAAATATAAGTGTTACAGGCATATCCTTTAATATGGTTCCTGGAACATACCTAAGTACTATAACACCTGGTTTATCATCTATTATTAAATTTTCTGGAGATGACTATGAGATTGAAAACATAAGACTCATCTCCCAAGAAACAATTATAAGCGGTCTCAAGTGTAATGCTGATGGCATTGTAAAAAATGTTTTAGTAAAACAAAATGCATCAGGAAAAACACTAACTAATGCAATTGAGGTAACGACAGGGAATATAGCTACAATTCAAGGAAGATCTAAAGTAGTAAATGGTAATATAACTAATAAAATAAGTGATATAGACGGAAATTCTGAAATAACTATTTCATAATTTGGGAGAAGAGAGATAAATGGCCCAAGTAACAACAAAACTAAAATCTAAAGAAATCGAATCGGATCAAATAGAATCTAAAAATTTGACCATAGGAACAGATGTATCTTCAGAAAATAACATCAAGTTACACAGAGGAAATATTGGAGAATTAGAAATAGTAAAAGGAAATGATACTACTTCTGAAGGATCTAAATCTCCAAATAAAGTACAAATTAATATAAAAAGTGCATTAATTGGAACGGACACAACCTTAGAAAATAATGTTAAGTTACACCGGTCAGGAAATGGAGAAATTCAATTTGTTTTAGGAAATGATACTACTTCTGAAGGAAATGTTTCTTCAAATGAATCAAAAATTAAGTTA